AACAGCAGCTTCGCAGCAGGCCGCGTTGCTCAACCACGATATCGAGATAGGCCGTGGTGCTTCGACTTGGGTGGTTAACCTTCGTGCGCTAGTCCGCCCACTGATTACCTACGGCATGTTCATGCTGCTATGCGCTGTCGATGGGTTCGGCTTCTACTATGCCATCCAGACAGGAGTTGAGTTCCAAGACGCAATGGCCCTGCTGTGGGATGAAGAGACTCAGATCATCTGGTCAAGCATTGTAGCGTTCCACTTTGGTAGCCAAGCGTTCAAAAAATGAAAGTGAGTGACTCTGCTGTTGAAGTCATCAAGCACCACGAAGGTAAAAGGAATAAGCCATACTCCTGCCCTGCGCTGCTCTGGACGATTGGTTACGGTCACGTTCTGTACCCAGAGCAAGCGAAGCTAAAACTGGAAGAGCGGAGCGCGTACCCACTACGACCCGAACATGACAAAATTTGGAGTGACGGTGGGATTGATGCGATTCTTAGAAGTGATCTTACTCGGTTTGAGAGCGGTGTACTTAGACTTTGCCCTAGCGCTATTAATAGCCAAGCACACTTTGACGCTCTGGTTTCCTTCTCTTTCAACGTGGGCCTTGGCAGTCTGCAATCTAGCACCTTGCGGATGAAGTACAACCGGGGGGAGTATGAGGCAGCAGCGGATGAGTTTGTGAAGTGGAACAAGGGTGGGGGCAGGATATTACCTGGACTGACCCGGCGCCGGCTGGCAGAGCAGGCGCTGTTTTTGTCGTAGTTGTGCCATAATAACAAATAAAACAGTTTACAAGTCTCCGAATTCGTATATTATTGGCCTTCCTTAACCAAGCGAGGGCTTGTAAATGTACAAACAAATCTGGACTACCTTATCAGCAATTGATGTCTCGGCGCATGTCGAGAAAAAGAACAATCTTACGTATCTAAGCTGGGCATGGGCATGGGGTGTTCTCATGGATCACTATCCAGAGGCTAACTACACCTTCGATACTCCACAGAGCTTTTCTGACGGTACTGTGATGGTCTTCTGCACCGTTTCCATAGGGGAGTGCAGCCGCCGGATGTGGCTACCCGTCATGGATCACCGGAACAAGGCTATCTCCAATCCAGATTCATTTGCAGTGAATACCGCAATGATGCGGTGTTTAGTAAAGTGTCTGGCGCTTTATGGGCTAGGTCACTACATCTACGCAGGTGAAGACCTGCCACCGGCTGAACAGGCCCGTCTAGACGCTTACATAACGCCTGAACAGGCGCGTAAGGTCAGTGAACTGTTGTCGGAAACTGAGTCGGACGTAATCGCGTTCTGCCGCTACTTCAAAGTGGAGTGCATTGACATGCTCCGCCAGAAGGATTTAGAGCAAGCTATTTTTGCACTCGAAAAGAAAAGAGGTGGTAAATGAGAATTCTGCCGCACGCTCAAAGAACCCCTGAATGGTACGCTGCTCGGCTGGGTGTACCGTCTGCCAGTAACTTCGAAAAGATAATAACTCCCCTTGGTAAACCTTCTACTCAGATTGATGGTTATATCAATCGGTTGATCGCTGAAAAAATCATGGGGAAACCCTGTGACTCGGATGAACCCAATGCGGCAATGCAAAGAGGTACAGAGCTGGAACCACAGGCGAGGGAATATTATTCCTTGATCGCTGGGCCTGTCGAGGAGGTCGGGTTCTGTCTACATGAGGAATACGACTTTGGCTGTTCACCAGATGGTTTGGTGGGTGATGGCATTGTGGAGATTAAGTGTCCGATGCCGTGGACTCATGTGGAGTATCTGAGGGATGGTGCTATGCCTTCTAAATACATGCCACAAGTCCAGGGTCAACTTCTTGTAACTGGCAGGCCGTGGTGTGACTTCATTTCATTCCACCCTGACATGCGACCTTTGATCGTTCGGGTAGAGGCTGACAGGAAGTATCAGGCCACACTGTTACATCTTCTCATGAAGATGCTCCACGAAATCAATTCGCAGAGTGAGGTACTTAAATGACCTTGCTTGAATTTATGTACCAAGAACAAACTGGCAAGAAATGGGAGGATGAAAGTCCTGTCATTAGGGGATTTGTAATAGAGGGATGGAATCTGGCACTGCAAGCAATCAAGCGGCAATCTGAACTTTTGGAGGTAGAAAATGAAATATGATAACTCAGGAATACTTGGGAAGAATCTACGCAAGACCAGTGACAGTCATCCTGAATATACGGGGTCGATCACTGTTGAGGGGAAAGAGTATTGGTTAAACGGTTGGATCAAAGAGGGTGCGAAAGGAAAGTTCTTTTCACTTGCAGTAAAGCCGAAAGAAGAACCGAAACAAGAAACAAAAAAAGAACCGAAACAATCAATGGTGGATGCTGATGTCCCATTTTAACGCTGGCTACGCTCTCAGAAAAATAATCCGCAGCAGAGATATCACGATGGCGTCTATCGCTCGCAGGATGGACATCAAAACGCAGCAGGTCTATCGGTTCACAAAGTCGCGTGATATGAAACTTTCGACTGCTATACGGTTGTGCGCGATTATCGGTATTCCATTGTCTGAGTTTGTGGAGGTATCGCATGGATCAGTGGATAGTCAACAGTGATGACAAGCTGGAGTTCTTGATCGCACATATCAGGCAGGAATACTCAAAGCATCATTATCTGAATGTCGAAATGTCTAACGGTAAGCAGCGGACTTCACGCCAGAACAACGCATTACATGTCTGGCTAGGGATGGTGGCTAAAGGACTGAACGATCAGGGCAGAGATATGAAGAAGACCCTGAAGGCCGATGTTGAAATCCCGTGGACAACACAGACTGCGAAAGATCATTTGTGGCGACCAGTTCAGATCGCAGTGTGTGGACAAGAGTCTACTGTTGATGCAACGAAGATCGACTATGTAAAAGTTTTTGAGGTACTTAACAGACATTTCGGGGAGAAGTTTCAATTGCATATTCCGTGGCCTGTGAAAAATGAACCCTAAACAATCACAGATGTACGATTTGGGACGACAAGCAAGGATTGCTGGCTATGAACTGGGTGCGTGTAATCTATCCCACCGTGACGTTAATCGCGTGTGGTGGGTCGCTGGCTGGCATGATGAAGGGGTGGAAAGTGAATATAAAAATACTGGCGGCGGACACCTGGTTCTCAAAGTGCGTGAGAGAGTCGGCTGATTGGGTTTGTCAGAGATGTAAATCACAACACGAGGAAGGCACTTCAGGGCTTCACTGTGCGCATTTCATGTCTAGGGGCAAGTGGGCTACACGGTTTGATCCATCGAATGTGGCTGCACTTTGCTACGGGTGTCATTCCTACCTTGATAGAAATCCTCACATCAAGATGCAGTGGTTTGAGGAGTATCTGGGAAAGCGTGTAGCTGATGCAATGATTGAAAAGTCCGAGGATACAAGGCACGGCCTGAAGAAGCTCAAGAAGGAAATCTCTAGTCACTATCGCGCTGAACACAAAAAACTGCTGGAAAACAAGGGACAAAACGAACGAAAAAATCGTCAATTTGTCCCTTTTTGAGCTAAGTAATTGATTCCCAAAGCTATATATTTTTGCCTAAAGATAAGCAAAAGTGTTTACAAGCAGTCGCATTTGGGTAATATATGCACATGCCAGCGATGTGCTGGCCCTACAGGAGGCACCATGAATAAAACAGCCTATGACAGAGGTATGGCTGACAGCTATTACAGCAGACCACTTATGCCGCACAAATGGATTGACGGTGAGCAAGTCCTCCTCTCCAGGGGCCAGGAGGAGTGGGATGAGTACATGGAAGGGTACGAATGGAACGAAGAATTGGGTAATTGGAAAGACTGGGGGACGCCATGAAAGATAGGATTTTGTTTGTAGTGGTGTTTTTGTTTATCGGCTACGGTCTGACCGTCCTGGCGCTGGGGTGATTATGGTACTCAAGAAAATTAAAGACCGCTGGTGGATGCTTACCAGTGACGATGGCGTAGTTCGTCTAACGTGGTTCGGCCAAACCAAAGAAGAAGTAATGGGCCGCTTCCGAAGCTACATTCGAGAGCTTGACCTGGACAAAGTCCGGTACAGGCCAAGGGGGGCAAGATGAATACGGCGCTGATCGGTATCGAACCTGTAGGCTACGGCAAGGAAGGGCCACAGTATTCTCAGGCAAAGGTTGACGCCCACGTTGTAAAAGCCATTTTAATCGAAGACTATTTCAAAAAGGTAACCAAGCGTATGAACGCCGACATAAAAACCGCGATCGACCTGACAGAAGAAGCTGACAAACGCTTCGCGTCCGCGCTGGACGCATTCACTAAGACGCATATTGATTTCTCTAATAGCGCGAAGAAGGCTTCGTCATCCGTTCGCACTGCGGCAGACACCATGGCTGCTGGCCTGGCTAGGGTCGAGAAGGCCGCAAACTTTGACCGCCTTGAGCGCATGGTCGATTTGTTGGAACGCGCAGCAGCGGCGATGTCCACCCTTGCCGAAATGGAAAAGTCGGGCCAGCTTGCCAAGCTGTCGGAGGCGATCAAGAAATGAAGCGCAAACAAGGAGGGAGCAGGCGCTATGAATGAATCAATAATGATCGGGTTTGGGCTGGGCGTGCTGGCTGCGCTGGCAATGCAAGAGTCTGACACTACCCCAGCAGGCGTAGTGTTTGGACTGGTTTCATTGGCCGCTATCGTGGCGGCAGTGTTGTTTACGTTTCCGCTGCTGTCGGGGTGGTATGTATGACAACGAATGAGCGTAAGTGCGTATGTGAGCTAAAGAACGTCTGCATGTCACCGGTGTGCGATCAAGAGTTTGAAGCATGTTCAGCAGAACTCAACTGGTGCCGCAACATTGGCAGCGACGGTAATGAGTGCGCACATGACGAGGCGTGTCATCAACCTACGCAGCTGCCGGAGGAAACGAAATGAGAAAAATAGGGGAATCCCTGCTATCCGCAGTTCCGAAAGCACGGAAATTAAAAGCATACTATCTCGCAGGTCTGATAAGGATAACTGTAGTTTGCAAACAGTGTAAGCGCGAGAGAAAGCAAACCCAAAACAAAATGAAACATTTACACTCCAACGGCTTTATCTGTTTTGAATGTTACACGGAAGGAAAAAACGAACTGCTGCAAGCACAACTTGCCATTGCACAACGAAAGCGGGAGATAAAACGAAAAGCGGGAGATAAAACGAAATGATTAAAGGTAAGGTGTATCACACGATGACAGACAGTAACGCGAGGGAGAAGGAGGCATGGTTCGCGGACATACCGGATCAAGTCGAGGCATTTAAAAAACGTGGCGGGGTCGTCTACCAGGCACAGATCGGGGAGACTTCGCAGAAGTACACACAAGCATTTGTAATAACGCGGAGAAAAAATGAAACGGGATTGTGATCTGTGCGGTAAAAAACAGGATGAAGTATTTTCTTACGATGGAAACTTAAAGATGCGTGCAGGCTGGCTGTGTTGGCGCTGCTGGCCTGCCGAGGCGTCATGGCATAAAGCAATCTTGAGAGAGAGGTGGACAGATGATAGCAACGATGTGTCTTGCTCTAACAATCTACCATGAAGCGCGTGACCAACCTATGGATGGTCAAATTGCTGTCGCACAGGTAGTGATAAACCGAATTCATGATCCACGATATCCATCAACAGTGTGCGATGTCGTCCAACAAGGCCCGGTAACCTGGCATGGGCCTGTGATCGGTGAGTGTCAATTCGATTGGTGGTGTGATGGCAAATCAGACATTCCAAAAGATCGGCGATCAATGAGGCGAGCGCGTGTAATCGCAGAGATGGTCTTGGCAGGCAAACTTGCAGACAGAGTAAACGGTGCAACCCATTATCATTCCACCAGTGTCTCGCCTGAGTGGAAATTGAAATTCATAGCCAGAATTGGGAATCATTTGTTGTACAGATAAAAAAAGCCCCCGACTGATGAGGAAGGGGGCTTTACAAGTCTAAGCGAGGGGGAATAGACTTGTGATCGTCGGGTATGAGTTAGTAGCTCATAG